CGGACGGATCTGAAAAAACTGTTACTCAGAATGATATTCTAGTCAAAGAATCGGATGCTGAAAAAGTCTTAAATTCTGCAAAAAATGAAGTTAAAAATGCAAGTTATCAACCTAAAATTATTCTTCCCCCTAGGAAACATTAATCATGGATCAACCAACAGCACCTCCTAATTTTGATAAAATTACTTGGAAATGCCCCTGTTGTGATCAACAACGCCTTGATAAATTTATCCGTGTAAATACGATTGATATCGGAAATTTATTTAATTCACCTCCAGGTATCATGTTTATCAATGTTAAATATTGTGTCGATGTTCCCTCTTGCCAGCAAAAATCGTCTGATCGTAATTGGGTTTATAGAAAATTCTTTCCGGAAAAATTTAATGACATACAAACCGATGCCAAAGTTTGAGAAAAAAAACCCTAAAAATGAAGAAGAAAAACTAATAGCGTCTTTGATTAAAGATTTACATGATGTAATGAAAATTTTTATAAATTTACACCCATCTGTAAGCGAACAATCGTTATTTAAAATATTGCGTGATTCATCAATTGGTTTTACAGGTGAAACTTTAGATATATTAACTAATATGCTTGCAGTTAAAAAACAGATGCCGATTTTTTTAGATGAATGCAAAGATATATTCAATTGTTATATTCAACAAACATTAGAGAACTTAAATGGTAAAAGTTAAATGGCCTCGAATAATAGACTTTAACAATATAGTTCATAGACCCATCTGCAGGTGGATTGATTTGGGTAATGGAACAATGTTTCGAATTACTGCTTTTTTTACTTATCCATTTTATGATATGTCGCGAGATGGACTTCTTATTGCAATTGAACGCGTGGGATGTTTTTTATTTGGATTAAATAGAACAGAATTTAGATGGGATTATGTGGCAGAAAAACTTTATTTGCCTGAAGCAGATGCCCGTATTATTGCCGATTGGATGAATGCACAATGTGGATTTGATTTTCCACAACAAGGTCATTATGTTGAGGCTTATATCAGAGAAGTAGAACCATATGGATTAATAGGAGAGAAACATTTAATGCCTTTAATTCCAGAAATTTTAACAGAAGGAGAAAAAGCGTGAAAAAAATTGTAGTAGTTTGTTTATCTTTAATTGCTTTAAATTGTTATGCGGCTAATACATTGGGAACCTGTAAAAAAATTACATCACTTAGTCAATCAATTGAATTAACCGGAAAGAAATGTCCAAGATGTTGTCCGCCTTGGGATCCGGATCCGTGTTGTGTTAAATGTTGAGGTAATAAATGACTGAAGTTAAAACTGATAAATTTGAGGTAATAGATCATAAAAAAAATTATTCAAAGATGGATGATTTTTTAGTTGGTGTAGCTGTCGATGAAAATGGTAATGAAGGATTAATAGCCGCATCTTATGAAAATCCAGATTTTTCTGGAAAAATTTTACTAAATCCAATGATAGGAGGAACAGATGCTGACAAAAAATCTGTATTAGATTCTGCAAATAAAATTGCAAAAGCAACTGGAAAAAAGATTCGTATAATTCGGTTTTCAAGTCGTCAAATTATAAAAGAAGTCACACCTTAAGGAGATAATTATGCAAGGAAGCTTAGGTCAAGAATGGTGCTCGATTAGCAAAAAACGTTCGCATAATATTCAAGCCGATCAAGTATATTTTTATTCAAGAAAAATAAAAGGCAAAACAGGATCATCAATTAAAATAACAATTTATATAGGACGGGAAATTACATCATTGTTAGATTGGAAATTAAATGATAGTGTTGAAGTTTTTTTTAATAATTTTAATCAAAATTTGTTAAAGATTTCAAAATCAGACGTTCCTCATTCTTTTAAATTATCAAATAATTTGGGGGAAAAAGTGTTAAGAATTCAATTTTACAAACCGGATCAATTGAAAATAAATGAATCGAAAACGGTATCTGTTGAATTTGATTTAACGACTGATAAAGCTTTATTAATTGATTTATCAAAAATAAGGAACGATGAATGAAATCAAAACGATTTGTTTTAAAAAATGATTTTGAATCTTTCATCGATCATTTTTATCATATTTACGAACAAATTAAAAATGACATCGAAGAAATTAAAAAGAATCTGTTAATTTCAAAATCGCCAGAGGAAAAAGTTATCAGTAAATTATTAGAAAGTGATTTAGGTCAAATTTCATACACAGGAAAAGTTAAAAAAATTAATGATCATAAATATCTCATATTTTGTCCATTTCATGATGAAAAAACACCCAGTTTCATGCTTAATAATTTAACATATGAATACTATTGTTTTAGTTGTGGTCAAAAGGGCAAATATGATCCTGCCAATATTAAATTAAATGATGAGCAATTGTTTCAACCCATTAAAAAGATAAATTAATACTCATTGGCCGGTAATATGACTTACCGGCCTTAAGTAAACTGGAGTTCTGTAATGAAAATTTTGATTGCTTGCGAATTTTCAGGTGTAGTAAGAGAAGCATTTGCAGCTAAAGGACATGATGCTTGGTCTTGTGATCTTCTCCCGAGCGAACAAAAAGGAAATCATATACAGTGTAATGTACTGGACATTTTAGATCAAGGCTGGGATCTAATGATAGCACACCCGCCCTGCACTTACATTTCTAATATGTCGAACTGTAGAATAAAGGAAACTGGCAGACTTGAAAAAAGAAAAGAAGGTTTCGAATTTTTTATGAAATTAATAAATGCACCGATAAATAAAATCGCGGTTGAAAATCCACGAGGTTTGCCAGAGCGCGAATACCGAAGAGCAGATCAAATAATACATCCGTATCATTTTGGTCATCCTCAATCAAAAGCGACTTGCTTGTGGTTAAAAAATTTACCCAGGCTTACATATACAAATGTCGTAACACCCAAGAGAATGTGGACCGGTACAAGATGGCGAACATGGGTAGACACATGTAAATCCCATACCGCAAAATATCGATCAAGAACGTTTCAGGGAATAGCAGAAGCTATGGCATTTCACTGGTCTTAGGAAAAAGAAAATGAATAGAAAAGATTTTATAAAGAAATATTCACAAAAAACTTATTTAGGGGATGGTCTTTATGTACATTTTGATGGATATCATTTTGTTCTATCAACTGAAAGATATGATCAACGAGATCCAAAATGGGATATTGTAGGATTGGAACCAATTGTTTTTGATGATCTTATTCAATATAGGAAATTAGTTTATAGAGATGCTGAAAATTTAACGGATGATGCTGAAGAAAATGAGTGAATGGATCAGCGTTAAAAAAGCTCTTCCTTTGAATGACTCTTATGTCAAATGCAAAGTTTGTATTTTGTATAGAACTATTAAAGATTGTCTTTTTATAAAAGGATATTTCGTTCATAAAGGCGAAAATATAACAAGATGGGTGACTGCTTGGATACCAAATCGTCAGGAGAATAAAGAATGAAATTTATATTTTGCATTGGTAGTTATTTTGTTCCTAAATATGTTGACGACTGGAATAAAAAATATGATTCTGCAATTGTGATTGAAGATCAAAATCAGGAAATACGTGTATGTTTGGGTCTTGATCGTGATGATAAGCTTTCTAAACCATATATGCCTTATTATGCACGTGTTTTAAGTAAAGAAAAAATGATCTGGTTAAGGGATCAATTAACAAAATTAATTGAGGAAACATAAAAGTGCCGCTATTCAGATTTCACCGTGGTTGTTTAGAAGAATCACTAAAAACCACTGTAATTGTTAAGAATCGTGAAGAGCTTAAAAAAATCATTTACGATAACTGGTGGCCTTGGAGTGATAATGATCAAGTAAAAAACTATCCAGATTTTTCTATAAAAATAGAAACTTCCTATAATGTGTCTTTAGATAAATGTTTCGATCCTCGTTGTGGATGGTATCAGCATTATGTTTCCGTAGATATCATGGAAAAAGGAAAGTTTAACATAACAGGATTTTTAAGCGAACCATTAGAGGAATGACAATGAAGAAAAAACCTAAAAATGGATTTTTAAAGGAAAACACGTGTCCTTATTGTGATTATGAATGCACTTCAGCCACTTTAATAGGTAATGAAACCGTTGCACCCAAGCCAGGTGATTTATCTTTTTGTTTAATGTGTTGTGGCGCTTTTTTGTTTGATGAAAAAATGAATTTCGTTAAATTTGATCTAAACTCCATTCCAAATATTATGGAGCGCATTAGATTACGCGATTTACAAATTAAAATGGAACAATTCTGGGAATCAAAAAGCCGAAGTGAAAATTTAAGACGTGAAACATATTTAAGAAATCGGGATAAAAAGGAAAGTCTATGTCAGTAGTGCCAATAGTTCCAAAAGAAACGAATGAAGATTTTAGAAACGGGTTTAATTTTGCAGTTATAGCTATTCATGATGTATTAAAAAATAAGGAAGGCTATATACTAGAAAAACTTGATTCATTATTAACCAGTATAACTTATATGATTGATAGAGGTATTTGGTGGGGCGATCTTAAGCAGGTTGTAATTCTTAAAGGAGAAGAAAATGTTGGAACTTAAATCAGAATGGAGAGGTTGTCACGATAATATGGGGAATTATTTTCCTGCATTTATTCTTTTTTTAAATCGTGATGGAAAATCTTATAATTGTTCAATGATGGTTAACGACACAAACGATGGCGATTCTGTTTTATTAACAATTAATTCAATGATACAAAATCTTATTGAAGCGGCTTTCCCTGAAATGAGAGATCCATTAAATAGATTAAAAAAAGAGCTTGAAGAATTGGAATATAAAGCTAAAGGCATAAAAACGCACATTGAAATATTAGAAAAAGCCCGAGCTGAAGGAAAAGAACACGAAATGTATGAAGAACATAAATTTTGCAAATATGAATCTTGCAAGGTTAGTTTTATGGAACATCATCATATTGATGAGCATACCATTACTTTTTTAAAACCGAAGGATGAATAATGAAAGAAAACAAGTGGAAAATTGAATATAAAGATGAAGAGTGGTCATCCATTTATGAAAGTAAGGCTTATAGTGGACGAGGTTTTTATGAAATAACTTTTGATGGAAATTTTTATGGATTTATATCCAAAGACTCATGGGATAAAAAATCTACTGGTGAAATATTGGGATTTGTTGAAGCAATGCTCAATGATGCTCATAATTTGGCTTTAACTGTAAAGGAAGAACAATGAAAGAAGATGAATTAATGAAAGCCGTACAACAATTAAAAATAATCTTAACTCTTATTGATCAACTTATGCCTCAACAAGCTATCTTTTTTGAAAAGTTATCAAAGATTTCTTTTGCTGCGGGTGAATTTTGTTTAGAAGCTGCAAAATTTTATATGAGAAATAATAAAGATGAATGCGTATCTTGATATATATATAAAACACGAAAAAGCAATGCTTAAAATTAATAAAACTTCATTGAGAACTTTTAGTTTAATTTTAATTATAAATATTATTATTGCTATTTTTGATTATTATACTGGATTAAAACCTGAGACTTTTTTAGGTCAAATAGCAACAGGTGCAATGATTGTTAATATTTTCTGGTTAATTGGTTTTGTGGCTGAAGCTTATACAGATTATAAGCATAGTAAAAAGATGATTCATTTTTATGAAGAACAAGAAGGCAATGCAAAACTGGAAGATGCTTATTCCATGTCTCAAAAATCAAGACAGCTTTATGAAAAAAAACTTTATGAAATGCAACAAAAACTTAAAAATGAAACAACCTACTAATCTAAATAAGGGCTTAACAAAACATCTGATAAGCCCCAGTTTAGAGGTGAACCACTAAATCATTTGTGTGCACGGGCGGATTATTTAATATCTGTTTTTTATGAATGGCGCATTCTATTTAACATTTTTAATTAATACAAGATCTTTTTAATTTTTAAATTGACTCCAATATTTCAAGATGTCAATATTTCAATGTTTCTTGAAATCAGAAGGATTAAAAATGATCATTGCAGTATTGAATCAAAAAGGCGGTTCCGGCAAAACTACCTTGTCTGTCAATTTGGCAAGGGCTTATACAAAAAGAAATATTAAAACAATTTTAATTGATACAGATAATCAGGGATCAGCACAAAAGTGGCATGAAAGATGCAATGGAGAATTAATTGATATGACCTGCATATCAATAAAGACTCTTGATAAAGATATTGTTAAATACACTTATATGTATGATCGAATAATAATCGATGGCATTCCTCAAATATCCCCTATAACCATTGCAGCTATTAAATGTGCAGATTTAATTTTAATACCGGTACAGCCTTCACCTTATGACATCTGGGCAACAGGGGATCTTATTCGCAATGTAAAAGACCGTATTTCATTTTCAAAAGGATATGTTAAGGCTTATTTTGTGGTCAGCCGCAAAATAACCGGCACCAACCTTGCTAAAGAAATTGAGGAAGAGCTAGAAAAGTATGAGTTACCTGTTTTAAAAAACGGAACTTCACAGCGTGTGGCTTATCCCACAAGCGTTGACAAAGGATTAACTGTCTTGGATGGAGAATTTTATGGCACGGAAGCCTGCAAAGAAATTGAAAAAATCATTGATGAAATTGAAGAGACGAACACCTCTTACGCGCAAAAAAATAATTCGGGAGGCTTGGAAGATGGCGTTTATTGAATCTGGCAAAACTTTTGACAAAGAAAAACATTATAAAAAAATGAAAAAACTCATGGAAAATATGGATGTTGTGCAATATCCGCTCAGGATTCCTACCTTTCTACATAATGAAGTAAAAATAAAATTAGCAAAAAAACGCAGAACGATGCGTGAATTATTGCTAACTATGTTATTGAATTATATTGAAAATGAAGAATGAAATATTGAAATCTTGAAATCTTGAAATCAAGAAATCTATATAATTCAACAACTTATGATGTTGACTTTTTATTTAAGAAGGGGTTACTCTTAACTTTCGTGATAATTGGAGCTCGTAAAGATAGGTAAATTTCATAGCGCAGTAGGCTATGTGCTAATCGAAGAGCCTCTGATTGTGCCTAGGCGAGGCCTATGTCTGTAACCGGCAAGTAAACGGCGGTAGGCTAACCAGAGAAGAACAGGTGTAAATCCTGTCATTATCACGTAGTACTAAACTTAGTACAAAAAAGGACTGTTATAAAGTTGTAACAGAATCAGGCAAAAAAAATCCCGAATGGATTCGGGAAAGATAAGGAAACATATGATGAATTCGGGAAGGATGCCCGCTTGCGACATTTCACTATTTTCGAGACAGTCGGATATCGCAAGCGTGGTCGAACCTATACAGGGCGATAATAACCAAAATAGTTTAATTGCGCAAGAGTCTCGCAAAGGAAATCGTTGTGGTCACAATAAGGATAGTTTCAAAAGACCGAAAATTTTTAGAGAAGCTAAAAGACGGCCTTATGTTATTGAAGAAGCAAAAAGAAGAGTTTATGCAGCCCTTGAGCATAACTTTCGGTTTACCGCGTTTTCAGGATTGTTTTATCATCAAGATGAAAACGGAAAAGGGACTGGACGAAAAATCCGTACTGAACGTGTCGAAGGAACTCACAGCCTTACTTTACCAGTGTTATTGCACCACCTTGACATCCATCGAATGGCGTGCGGTCATTACGACAACCGCAACGAATTTCGCTACTACAATTATGCTTTCCTCGAAAATGCGACAGACCAAAACGCAATCCGCATAAAACGCGAAATGAAGTTATTGAAAGAAAGAGGCATCCTTGAAGTTGTAACTCTTCGTGAACAAAATAATGATGGTAGCTACCGAACAAAAGAAGTACGAATCGAATTTACCGACAAAATCTTTGAAATGTTAGAATTATTGCCAGAGTTTTTACTTGCCCGCGAAGAAAAAGCGATAAAATTCCACGAAAAACAGGCAAGATTAAATAATAACCAAAAAAAACGCGAAATTTACAGAAAAACTGCAAAATTCAAATCTAAACAACCCAAAACCCCTAATCAAAATCCTACTTTGTCGTCAAAGCTACAATCCTGCATTAAAAGGCCACCAAGCGATTCTAATGCAGGCAGTGGCATAGCGATAAGGGATAAGATCAATAACCTTGTGGCTAAAGGATTTAGCGTGAAGGATGCGATGGAATTAATAAGAAACGGACAAGCCCCACCTCATTAAAAACCGGATAGCCCTCTAGCTTTCAACCTTCTTACTTAAAGTAAACAACCTTCTATTGCCTAAATCTAAGTTTTGATCACTTTTAAATCAAAAAACCTTATTTAAAAAACCTATTTCTCATACATTTTTATATCTTTTCATCGCCACCTTGCACTTATCCACATTTTTTCTAAATAAGTGTTCGGAAAACCCAAATAAGTGTTACTTCAAAAGCTACAAAAAGCTACAAAAAGATTTTAGCAAAGTCTTTTTTTTTTGCTTTAATAAAAGCTTAAAAGCAAAAGCCTTTTGACAGGAGGTCGAATGGAAAAGCCGCCAATGGAATGGATAGATAAGCTTTTTAATTGCATGAAAGAATTTTATACTGAGCGTTGGACAAGGATTTTCAAGAATGAAGCCTTTGAAGCTTTATTCAAGACAATATGGCAATCAGCATTGCAAGGATTAAATTATGAGCAAATACGAGACGCTCTGGTCTTTTACAAACGTCAAAGTCGAATTGGAGGAATTAAGCCTCCCAGCCCCGTGCAATTCTGCATCCTTGCAAAATACCTTAAAAAATGACATGGAAACCTATCCGATGATTAAGTGGCAGGTAGAACAATTTATGATTAACTTGGTTAATCGGGATGGGGTAGTTCATTAAAAAGGGGAAAATGAAAACATCTTCCCCTAATGGATTATTTCTTTTTCTCTTTCTTCATTTCTTTTTTATCCTGTTTCACATCCCATTTCTTCAATTTGGTGGAACTTTCTTTGATCATTTTTTTTACTTCTTTTTTATGTTCCATTAAGTCTTTCTTTGTTGCATAGCTTGGTGCTCTTGCCATTTTTATCTTCCTTGTAAGTTAATAGAAAAAACGTACAGAAAATAGCATAATGTTCTACATAGAACAATGCTTCATGGAGGAGGCATATGCTACGGAAGAAAAGATTAGGCCGGAGGCCAATTCTTAAACTTGAAACCCAGGAAATAATACCGTCTGAATATGAGGAATCGAAAGCTTTCTGGAGCTATTGCCAGCTGAAGTTAAAGCTTGGTAAAAGTATCCACCATATTCCAAATGAGGGAATGCGCGAAAGCTGGTTTACAAAAGCTTTAATCAGAATAGGTTTATTACCTGGCACCCTTGATTATTTTATTCAACGTTCCAATTCCAAGTGGCATGGACTATATATTGATATGAAACGGCGTGATCAAAAAAATGGCAAGAAAGATATTGATCAGGAAGCTTTCATTGAGAATGCACTAAAAGATGGTTATTATGCTACTTATGCGTATGGATGCGATGATGCAATTAAAATTTATACGGATTTTATAAACAATAAAATCTGATCATTTTTCTAAAACTCCGCTCCTTGTCACTTAAGTTCGCCGCACCGGAATAGCGGCTTTTTTTTAAAGGGAATTAATATGGTTTTAAGTCGTTGCTGCAAAGCGACCGTTTATGTCGTTTATGATTATTACGTTTGTGATGAATGTCATTTAGCCTGTGATACAATGCAAGTGAAACGGAATTTCACGGAGGCATTGGATGCAACCCAGCGCACGACAGAAATTGAGAGGTTTATTAATACGCCATGAGCAATATCGTCAATTTGTCTATAAAGATTCAACTGGCCACAATACTGTTGGCTTTGGGCGCAACCTTGATGAGCGTGGTATTTCTCAAGACGAAGCGCTTTCCTTGCTGGATGACGATATCATTTATTTTACTAATAAGCTTGTTAGGGCTTTTCCTGAATTTGCAGATCTGGATGATAACAGACAAATTGCGTTACTTGATATGTGCTTTAATTTGGGCGTTGTGGGTCTTCTTAATTTTAAAAAAATGCTGGAATTCATTAAAGTTAAAGACTGGAAAAATGCATCGCAAGAAATATTAAATTCTAAAGCTGCCATACAATGTCCTGAACGATATAAAAATCTGGCTGAAATTATGTTAACCGGAGAATTATAATGGGATTATTAAACTGGTTAATTTCAGGATCGGAACTTGCAAAACCTATTGAAGCAGTAAGTAATCTTTACACAACAGATAAAGCAAGAATTGAGGCCGAATCAGAGCTTCAAAAACAATTAAATAATTCCATAGCGGAACAATCTAAAGTAAATGCAATTTTAGCGGCTTCTCAAAAACTATTTAATAGCGGATGGCAGCCTTTAATTGGATGGACATGCGGTTTTTTAGTATTAATTTATTATTTCCCACAGATTGTTATTGCAACTTTGATCTGGTCTCATCACTGTTTTGAAACAGGAATAGTGTCGCCTTTTCCTATAAAACCGGATGATATTTTAAATCTTATTTATTTGCTTTTTGGATTTGGGCTTCATTCTATGTTCAAAACAGGCGCAAATATAAATTCCTGACGTATATAAACAAAATATTATAAAAAATAGCCAAAAAATAATATTAAAAATCATAAATCACTTCACATAATGTAAAAAAGTTTGAATGCTCCCCATTATAAAAATGGTTGAGGTAATTGCTTTAACAATAAAAGCCTGTAAATCTGTTTTTAAATCCGTCAAATCTTTCTTGGTTGAAAGCTCCTTTGTTAGCATCAATTGCACGAATGCTTTTGATGTGGCTTTGGTAATGGCTTCCGCTTCAGCTTGCGATACGCCGCCCCGTTTTAGTTCGTCCATATATTCCAATGTGTCAAAACTAATGTGTGCCTGCATCGTCGTTTTCCTTGCTTAAAAATTCCCTTGGATCGATATTTGGAAAGCGAGAGGAATAATGCAGCAATTGAATCGCTCTCGCTATCACCTTACTTTTATTCTCACCTAATTTTGCGCTTAAGTCTTCTAATTGACGATATCCTTCCTGTGTTAAGTAAACGGATGTCCTTCTCGGATTGTTATTCATTTAATTTCCTTTAACGCATTTCATATGCATATAGTCTTTCGTTTTAGCAATTTCAATAAATTTGGTAGAATCACCTTGAACAAGAAAGGAATCATTAAAATCATTAAATTTAACTTTTATTACTTCGAATAAAGCATTTACTTTACCGATCAATTGATCTTCAGGTGTTTCACCTTTCCAGCTCATTTTATAGATATTTTTTTTATCCTTTCCGGAGTGGGCATTAAATTCTTCTCCAGGTTTATCCATGTTATAACGAAAAGTGTATTGTCCTTCCCATTTACCATTTTTTTTGCAAATCATCATATACCAGCAATTGGAATCTTTATCGCTTGCAAACCAATAACCTAAAACATAAGTATTTTCGTCTAATTCCATTTTTTATCCCTATAAAAACCAATGAAAGCCTTTTGCCATTAATCCTAATAAAATACCGCTAAAGCCTAGCATTATGCCGAACATCCAGCGTAAATCACTTTTTATTTCCTTAATGGCATCCATTAAATTTTTTTCAGCGCTTATTAAGTTTTGAGCGGTATTTTCTTGGGCTGTTTCAACACGTGCAAGCCTTGATTCAAACATTAAATCGTATTTTGTTATTAGCATTTGTTCATATTCGGTAGTCATGTTAGGTTCCTTATTTAATTAAAGCCCCTTTCGGGGCATTCTTCTTATTCGTGGAATTGAACCGGCATTCCTTTTTTTCTTGCACCTTTATCGTTAATAATAATTACATCGCCATCCCAGCAATACTTAACTAAAGTGCCTGTCATTTGTTTGCAGTTTCCAGCTGGGGTTAAATATTCTATAGTTACTTTTTTCATTTTCGTCTCCTAGTTAATTTCTTTATATTCAATTTTTTCATTACCATTTAAATAAGTACCGGCGCCAGTATCTATTCTATGACAAGTTAATAACTTTCCATTTTTGATAACAGCCTGACATTCGACATTTAAAGGTACGTATGGGCAACTACTTTTGGTTACAATTACTCTAATTAATTTATTCATTTCTATCTCCTCGTTAATTTATGTGTTTATTGTATTACTACAGTAATACCGATGCAAGTCTTTTTTTAATAAATCGACTATTATTGTGAGCATAAAAAAGGTGATTTTGCGTTTTATTTGCGCTATATTAGAGCTGTCAAATACTTATTCAAGGAATGAATATGCTCCACCGTATTGGAAATCCCTGTAATTCTGTTAATTCTATTTCTGAATATTCTATTCCTTCTATGCCTCCTATTCCGACCGGCTACAAACGCGACGAAAAAGAGGATATGAAGACTGCAATCGATGCCCTATACGAATTCAAACGCAAATTAAACGAACTCCACCCTGTTTGCGTAGATTTAATTAATTCAATGCTTCAGCAACGCTTTTAATGATAGTTCGTACTGAAGAGCTAGGAGCTACTAAGTTGGCAATGAATAGCGCTCATATTTTAATCATGGATGAAGCCCCTGCAGGGATATATGAGCGCCGTATGCCGATTATAAAAAAAGGATTTGAAGATGGAATTACCATCATTGAAAATTTCTTACTTGTCGATTGACCGATTAATTCCCTATGTAAATAATGCCCGAATTCATGGCAAAGAACAAATTGCCAAAATTGCTGCATCAATTAAAGAATTTGGTTTTAATGATCCTATTGCAATTGACGCAATGAATGGCATCATAGCCGGACACGGTCGTTATGAAGCTGCAAAATTATTGCAAATTTCAGATGTTCCCACAATTCAATTGGGACATTTAACACGAGAACAGCAAAAAGCTTATATATTGGCGCACAACAAGATTGCGCTCGAAGCTGGATGGGATACCGAATTACTCAAAATAGAATTACAGGAATTAAAGGAAGCGGGTTTTGAACTGGTTAAAACAGGCTTTGAAGATAAAGAAATCGAAAAGCTTATTAACCCCGAAATTATTAATAATGGTTTAAATGATGAAGATAATATCCCTCTTGTGGATCACTACCCTGTTATTGTGCGCGGCGACACTTGGATCCTGGGGTGTCATCGCTTACGTTGTGGTGACTCTACTAACCCCATTGATGTAAAAGAACTATGCAAAGACCATAACCCAAATTTAATGGTGACCGACCCACCTTATGGAGTTAATTATGATCCGGAATGGCGCGATCAATCTAATCTTGCTGTGGGCGAACGCTCTAAAGGAAAAGTCGAAAATGATAATAAAGTGGATTGGTCTGATGCCTATAGCCTTTTTACTGGTGATATTGCATATGTCTGGCATGCTGGCATTCACAGTCATACAATCGCTGCAAATCTTATCGATTGCGATTTTAAGATTATCAGTCAAATTATATGGGCAAAGCAGCATTTTGCTATATCTAGAGGCGATTATCACTGGAAACACGAACCTTGCTGGTATGTGGTTAAAAACGGAAAAAAACACAATTGGCAGGGCGCTCGAGATCAATCAACAGTCTGGGACATCCTCAATAATAATTCATTTGGAAACGGAAATGCGGAAAAGACGTGGGGACATGGAACCCAAAAACCTTTAGAATGCATGAGCCGTCCCATTATTAATAATTCAAAGCCGAATGACTATGTGTATGATCCATTCGGCGGATCCGGTACTACCCTAATAGCATGTGAAAAACATAACCGAAAATGCCTTATAATGGAAATAAGCCCTTTGTATTGCGAAGTCATCATTAAGCGGTGGCAGGACTTTACAGGGCAAAAAGCGATACTCGAATCTAACGGATTAGCATTTGAGGATATAGCGAATGGAAGACGTAGCACAGGGCCAGCCGCTAAAGCTGGCTAAAGCAGGGATGAAAGAAAGGTTTCTAGCCGCACTTGCAAAGGGTGCAAGTTATAATATTGCCTGTGGTTATGCAGGTTTTCATTATCAAACTTTCAGACGCTGGATGATTCGTGCTGAATCAATACTTGATTTACACGAAGAACAAATCGATGCACACCCCGATAAAATATATTACGACTTCTATTGCGATGTTAAACGTGTTGAATCTTATGCAGCATTAACATGGCTCGATAAAATTGATAAAGCTTCTGAAGTTCACTGGCAAGCTGCTGCATGGAAATTAGAACGTCGTTTCCCGAACGATTACGGTCGTACTGTTCCTGAAGACGAAGCAAAGAAAGATTCCTCAATTGATAAAGCAAAACAGGAAGTGGAACGTCTAAAAGGGGATAAAAATGGACGATCTGCACCAGCTGAGGGTTGATTTACTTTCAGACTTCCTTTTATTCACGCGGTTTATGTTCAAGGAACAAACCAGCCGTGATTTTATCATTAGTCAACCGGATAGCAATGAATCGCATTTTATTGAAATTGCACGCGCTTTGCAGGATGTCTTTTACGGTAAGATAAAATACCTTTTGATAAACTGTCCTCCAGGTTGGTCTAAAAGCGAATTAATTAAAAAGTTTATCGCATGGACTTATGCGTGGTACGCGGATTGCAATCACTTATACATTTCATTTGCGCATGAACTTGCATCAAGCCATACCCACATCATCAAGCAAACAATGATGATGCCAATCTATCGGAGATTATTTCCACATGTTGAAATTAGTCGGGAAACTTCCGCAAAAGATTTTTTCAAGACTACCGTCGGCGGTGCTGTCGCTGCTTTCGGCTCTTCTGGGCCTGTTACAGGTCGTGATGCTGGCCTACCTGGGTTGGATCGTTATTCAGGAGGCGTTTTCGTTGACGATATACATAAACCAGACGAAGTACATAGTGACGTTATCCGCGAGAAAGTCAAAAGAAATTTCATCGAAACAATTGCCCCACGTTGTCGTGGTTTTAATGTCCCCATCGTTATCATCGGACAAAGACTTCATCAAGACGATCTCTTCACCTACCTCTTAAACGGTGAGGATGGGAATAAATGGCATCACGTTAATATTAAGGCATTGGATGCAGTAGGCAATGCACGTTATCCGGAAGTGATGCCGCGTGAAGTTTTGCTTAATATGAAACAGCATAAGCCCTATGTATTTGCATCACAATATCAACAAGATCCTATACCCGCAGGTGGTGGTTTATATAAAACGGAATATTTCCCCTTATTGGATGAATGCCCGTCCATATTAGGCACCTTTCTTACTGTTGATACATCGGAAACCGAAAAGGAATGGAACGATAAAACAGTCTTTTCATTTTGGGGATTGTATCAAATTAAACACCTTAACGTTCCAGTGCCTAATTTATTTGCATTACATTGGCTTGATTGCTTGGAATTAAACATTGAGCCCAAAGATCTTGAAAATGAATTTCTACATTTCTGGGCAAGCTGTATGAAGTTTGATGTTAAACCTCAATTTGCCATTATTGAAAAGAAATCAACGGGTGTGACTTTGGTTTCAGTTTTAAAGCGCACGCAAGGTATTAAAGTCATTGGAATTGAACGCACATCCAAATCAGGGTCTAAAACCCAACGTTTTATTGATATGCAGCAGTACATAGCCGCTAAACAAGTCTCATT